AGCCCTTACTGGTGCAATCACTGCAACTGATATTGCTAACGATACAATCACTAATGCTAAGATTAATACAGCAGCAGCAATTGACTGGACAAAACTTGGTATCTCATCAACTGTCTCATCAACAGAGATTGGCTATGTGGATGGCGTAACATCTGCTATCCAGACCCAAATTGATTCTAAATTGGCAACTGCTACAGCATCAAGCACTTATGCTCCTTTGGCTAGTCCAGCATTAACTGGTACTCCAACTGCCCCAACTGCTACTGCTGGAACAAGCACAACCCAGGTAGCAACTACAGCCTTCGTAGGAACCGCAGTATCCAACCTTGTCGCTTCTGCTCCTGCAGCACTTGACACTCTTAATGAGTTGGCAACGGCCCTTGGCAATGATGCAGCATTCTCTACAACAGTAACCAACTCTATTGCAACCAAGTTGCCTCTTGCTGGTGGCACTATGTCTGGTGCTATTGCAATGGGTACTAACAAGATTACTGGTATGGGAACACCTACAGTTTCTACTGATGCAGCAACTAAGGGCTATGTAGACGGCGTAACAGTTGCTCCTAGCAACCTTACTGGTCCTATAACATCTGTAGGCTCAGCAACCTCTATAGCCTCTCAGACAGGTACTGGAACTAAGTTTGTAGTAGATACAAGCCCAACCCTTGTAACTCCTGTACTTGGTGTGGCTACAGCCACATCTATCAACGGAACATCTATTCCGTCAACTAAGACTTTAGTGGTAACTACAGATAAGTTATCTGTTCTTGCTGCCACAACCTCAGCAGAACTAGCAGGAGTTATCTCTGACGAGACTGGCTCAGGTTCCCTAGTCTTTGCTACTAGCCCCACTCTAGTAACACCAAACCTTGGTACTCCATCTGCTATTAACTTAACTAATGCTACAGCAGTTCCAACAGATGCAACTAAGGCTAACTTAGCCTCACCTACATTTACAGGTACAGTAACAATCCCAACTGGTGCGGTAATTACAGCGCCTAAGATTGGCTGCACATACACAGCCAAGACTGCTGCATATACATTTGCATCTGGTGATGAAGGCAATATGTTCTCAATGAACAATGCTTCCAGCGTACAGTTTAATATTCCTACCGATGCCACATTTAATTTTGCAATTGGTACAGAGTTTACAGTCTTCTGGGTAACTGGTGCGGGACAACCAACCATTGGTGCGGTAACTCCTGGAACTACAACAGTAATTTCAACTGGTGCAACCAGCGCAACTCCTAAATTACGTGTAGCCAACTCTGGCGCAACTTGCAAGAAGATTGCAGCCAACTCTTGGATTATTTTTGGAGACCTTGCATAATGACAAACTTAGGGATTATGGCTTCACAGATAAGTGGCCATCTCTGGGCGCCTGACGGTGCCTATGACTCCTTGGCTACTGTAACACTGACTGCTACTACTGCAAATGTAATGTTTGCTGGTATTCCACAAACCTACAAGCATCTTCAATTCAGGGTGCTAGGACGTGGAACTTACGCAGCAGCAGGACTTACTGCTTATCTAAATCTAAATGGTAACGGTCAAACTGGTTATCGCCATCACCTATACGGTAATGGTTCTGCTGCTTCGGCTTACTCAGTAAGTGGGTATGGAACTATTGGCGGCATCCCTGGTAGCACTGTCACGGCAAGTGTATTTGGTGGAGCCATCTTTGACATTTTAGATTACACAAATACAAGCAAAACAAAAACTTTAAGATACCTTGCTGGATTTGATGCTAATGGTTCTGGTGAACTTATGCTTGGCAGTTCCTATTCAAATTTAACTACCGCAATTACCAGCGTTGATTTTACTGTTGACGGTTCTTGGACTTCTGGAACTACTATCTCACTATACGGGGTGAAGTAAATGCCAAATACATATACAGAATTACTTAAAACAACTGTTGGCACTTCCACATCTTCTGTCACCCTTAGTCTGACAGGCATTAGCGGTTACACAGATTTGGTTATTGTGGCAAATGGAACTTCATCAGGTGACGCTTCTTTTATGATGCGATTTAACGGAGATTCTGCAAGCAATTATTCAACAACATATCTTTATGGTACTGGGTCAAGTGCAGTATCAGGTCGAGCATCCAACGACACTTACATCGTGGGAATGGGCAGAACTAACACCACTGGTGGTGCCTCTATTATACATTTGCAAAATTATGCAAACACAACAACTTACAAAACAGTTCTGGGTCGTGGTAGCGCTGCTGCATCTTTAGTAATTGCTGCTGTTGGTTTATGGCGAAGTACTAGCGCAATTACTAGCATACTTATTACGCCAGAAAGTTCAAACACTATTTCAGTCGGCTCCACATTCTCACTTTACGGTATCGCCAACGCTGACCAAGGCGCTGCAAAGGCAACTGGCGGTATCATCACAGAGGATGCAACGTATTGGTATCACACCTTTGGTGCATCAGGTGCCTTTGTTCCTAAGCAATCATTGACTTGTGATGTGCTAGTTGTCGCAGGTGGTGGCGCTAGCGGTTTTAATTACGCAGGCGGTGGTGGAGCAGGTGGACTTTTGGGCTTTACTTCACAGTCTTTAACTGCAACCTCTTACAATGTAACGGTTGGAGCAGGTGGCTCCGCAGGAACTTCTGTGGGAGTTCGCGGCACTAATGGAAATGACTCACAATTTGGCGCACTGACTCTCGTTAAAGGCGGTGGTGCAGGTGGTGCTTCAGAAGGTTCTTCTCAAAGAACTGGTCTAACAGGTGGCTCGGGTGGCGGCGGTGGCGGTGCTGATGCTACATCAGGTTATACGGCAACAAACGCAGGTGGCTCTCCGACTACTAGTCAAGGATTTGCAGGCGGTGCAGGTCGTGGTATTTCTGGTAGCGGTTCCGTTGGCGGCGGTGGCGGTGGTGCTGGCGCAGTCGGACAAGATGCTCCTTCATCTCCATTTAACGCTGGAAGTGGTGGAGTTGGTACATCTACCTATTCTTCTTGGGGTCTTGTAACTGGAACTGGTCAAAATGTTTCAGGCACTGTTTATTATGCAGGCGGCGGCGGTGGTGGTGCCTATGGTGGCCCTGCCGTTGGTGCTGCTGGTCTTGGTGGTGGTGGCGTAGGAGTTCTTGGCACAGTCGGAACTGCTGGAACTGCAAACACTGGCGGCGGCGCAGGTGGAAGTGGTTCTGGAAGCGCAGGCGGTGCAGGCGGCAGCGGCGTAGTCATAGTCAGATACTTGAAGGCATAAGGGAGACATCAATGGCCGAGAATTATATTTTATTAGAACGCACCGAACTTAACGCTGATGCAGCATCAGTCACATTCTCCAACATTCCACAAACGGGTTACACCGATTTGAAGATTGTTTACTCAGTACGAGTAAATACTACAAATGACTTATTCATTCTTGGGTTTAATGGCAGCACTACTGGCTATTCAAACCGTTGGATTTATGGCAATGGTTCAAGTGTATCTTCAGGAAACAATGGGTCATATACCCAACTTATATCTTGGGTAGATACATCTGATAACACAGCAAGCACATTTGGTAATGCTGAAGTTTATATTCCAAATTACACATCATCAAACTACAAGTCTTACTCTGCTGATTTTGTATCTGAAAATAATGCCACTGGAGCTGAAGCAGGATTTATGGCCTCTCTTTGGTCTAACACTGCTGCAATTACAAGTATTAAGTTTGAAAGCATTATTGGCGCAAACTTACTTGCAGGTTCAACCTTCTCGCTTTATGGCATAGCAGCCCTCGGCACTACACCTGCCATTGCGCCAAAGGCTACAGGTGGCAATGTCATTGCAACCGATGGCACTTATTGGTATCACACATTCTTGGCAACGGGTGCGTTTGTACCTGCGGTTTCATTGACTTGCGATGCACTTGTTGTTGCTGGTGGTGGTGGCGGTGGATGGTTTGATGGTGGTGGTGGCGGTGCTGGCGGATTAGTATTTTCTAGCGGCGAATCATTTACTGCTACATCTTACGCGGTTACAGTTGGTGCGGGTGGTACTGGCGCATCGAATACTGTAACTGGCGGTAATGGAACTAACTCAACACTGCTTTCTTATGTTGCAACTGGCGGCGGTGGCGGTGGTTCGCAAAATGTATCTCCATACAACGGTAACAATGGTGGTTCGGGTGGTGGCGCGGCAGAAAATGGTGGCGCGCATACTGGTGGTACATCAACACAAACTTCTTATTCAGGTAAAGGCTATGGTAATGCTGGTGGAGTTTCATACGGCGCTAACCCTTATGTTGGCGGTGGCGGTGGCGGTGCTGGTGCAATAGGTGGCGCTGGCACAGCAGGTGGCCCGGGCAATGGTGGAAATGGATTAGGCGGAACAACTATTGCAACACTTAATGCAATGGGTTCAGCAACATCAACAGGTCAATTAGTTTCAGGCAACTACTACTATGCAGGTGGTGGTGGTGCGGCTCAGGCTTACACAAACGCAGTAGGAACTGGTGGTTATGGTGGTGGCGGCGCTGGTGTTGCTGGCGCTACAGGAACACAGGGAACTGCTAATACAGGCGGTGGCGGTGGTTGCGGTGCGGGTAATGCTGGTAGCACAAGTTTTGTTGGTGGTACTGGCGGTTCAGGGATTGTTATTATTAGATATCCAATAGTTTAAGGAGAATAGAATGTCACATTGGGCAGAGATAGACAGCAACAACATTGTCTTGCGAGTACTCGTAGGCGATAACAGTGAGCCAGATGAAGGCGAAGCCTTTATGAACTCACTCGGTGGTACCTGGGTTAAGACCAGTTACAACGGGACAATTAGAAAGAACTACGCAGGTATCGGTTTTACTTACGATGCAAGTCGCGATGCTTTCATTGCACCAAAGCCAGAGTGTCACCCACTTGCAATTAACTTTGATGAAACAACTTGCACCTGGTCTTGTCCAGATGCTACACACGTAATAATCCAAGGAGAATAAAATGGCTGATAAGAAACTTGTAGTAGATGTAGCAAAGGGAACACAGTCATACGTAGACCTAACCCCAGAAGAGATTGAGCAGCGTGCAGTAGATGCACAGGCTGCTGCCATTGAACAAGCAGAACGTGAGGCAGCAGAAACTGCTAAGGCAGATGCTAAGTTGGCAGCACAGGCTAAGTTACAAGCACTTGGTTTGACTGGCGATGAAATCGCCGCAATTACAAACTAATAATTTAATTCCTAGTAGTGGAGGTGTGCCTTGGCTGGCAGAGACATAACCGAAGGTAGAGCCGAACGCTCTATCGCAGTTGACGTAGGTGTGGTTTCATCTACTGCCATCTGGCAGAACACCGATATGTCTTATGACGTAGCAATTGGTGGACTTCCATTCATCTATGCAATCAATGACTCACGCCCTTACGTGCGACAGACTGCACCCTTTCGTAAAGACCAGTTCGACAATGGCACAGAGCCAGGCGAGCAATCACTTACTGGTTGGTGGCTTCGTAGTCAGATGTCCTTCCACTCTGGTTCAGGTATCAAGTTTTATGACCCTGCAACCACAGATGAGAATGGGCACTATCGCTTTTCAGATAGCAAAGGTGTCAACATCTGGACTAAGGGACAGGCAACACTGCTTAAGTCTTGCAATGCTGGGCACATAACTACTGGTGACTTGCGTACCAATGGTCGTGCATTCCAGACACTACGTTCTATCCAATGGAATAGCACTAAGGGTGTCCTACTTCAAGATGAATACGATGTAGATAAGATTGATGCTACTGGCACAGAGACACACTTCATTAACTATAACGCTCTTACTGCATACCCAGTCTATGCCATCTGTGATGATGGCACTACTGCCTACTGGATTACAAAGATTGATGATGCTGGTGTAACTAAGACAGCAATGTACAAGAAGCCACTAACAGGTTCTTCAACAGATACTTCTGACGAAGTTCAAATGTGGAAGACCTCTACTGTTGTGGTAACAAACGCTGTGATGGAGTATGTCAAAGAGCGTATTGTCCTCTGTCTAAACAACTCTATATATGAACTATCATCAGCATCTACTGCACTCGGAACAGCAATCTACCCACATCCATCTTCTAGCCACGTCTTCACATCTGTCGCTGCTTCTGGTACTGCAATCTATGTCTCTGGTTACAATGGTATTCAGTCAACAATCTTGCGCTTTGTTCTTGGTACCACTGGCGCACTGCCTACCCTAACATCAGCAATCGTATCTGCTGAACTACCAGTAGGTGAGATAGTCCACAAGATTTATTACTACCTTGGCTATATGATGATTGGTACGAACAAAGGTGTTCGTGCTGCAGATGTAAAAGATGATGGTTCAATTAGTTATGGCCCACTTATTGTGGAAACCGACCAACCTTGCTATGACTTTGCTGCTCGTGACCACTATATATGGTGTGCTACTAGCGTGGATGGAGAGCCAGGAACAATCCGCATTGACCTGAGTAATGAATTAGAGTCCTTGCGCTTTGCTTGGGCAAACGATGTCTACTATGGTGCTGTTACAGGACGCTACACTACAGCCTGTGCATTCATTGATGGTACTGAACAACTAGCCTTTACTTCACAAGGTTTAACAAAGGGCACCTTAGTCACTAATAAACAACTGACATCCAATGTTGCAACCCTTACTACATCCACAGCCCACGGCCTAGCAGTGGGTGATGTTGTATGGATTGAGGGAGTTGACACAACATTCAACAGTACAACTGCTACATATACCTTGACTGCTGTAACAAGTACAACCCTTTCCTATGCAAAGACTGCTGGCAACGTAGCATCTACTGCTGTATCTAGCGCAAACGCAAAGGTGCAGTCACCTGGTGCTGTATATATTGAGTCAGCAACAGAGTTGATTACCAATGGCTACCTGACTACAGGTAACATCCGCTACGGAACACTTGAGCCTAAGAACTTCAAGCGTCTTCTCGGACGTGGTGACTTTACCTACGGTTCTATGACACTTGAAACTGTGGACAAGAATGGTGTCGAATACGACCATATCTCATACGACGTATCAGTTCCATCTATTGAAGTGGGAACATCTAACCCTGCTACTGCCCAAGAGTATGTAGCCTTTAAGTTTATTATGTATCGAGACGGTACAACCTCTAGCCTTGGTCCAGTCTTCAAGGGATACCAGGCTAAGGCAACCATTGCTACTCCACGCCAGCGTGTCATTCAATTCCCTGTCTACTGCTATGATTTAGAGACGGACCGATACAACGTGGTTGTTGGCTATGAAGGAAGAGCAACAGAAAGAATCCAGTTACTTGAAAACATTGAGCAATCTGGAGACGTAGTAACCTGGCAAGACCTCACCACTGGTGAGTCACGTCAGGCAACAATCGAACAGGTTTCATTTACCCGTGGTACCCCACCAGATAAAGGCTTCTCTGGTTTTGGCGGTATCCTAGAGATAACAATTAGGACAGTATAAATGACAGCACAAGATTGGGCTGCATTTACTGTAGCAATTTTAACTATAGTGGCTGGGTTTGCCACACTTGTACGATGGCTAGTAAAGCATTACTTGTATGAGTTAAAACCAAACGGGGGCGGTTCCGTGAAAGACCAAGTGAACCGATTGGAACAACGAGTTGACCAAATCTATATCCTCCTCTGTGAGAAGGAAAGCAAGTAAGTTCGCAGTATTATTTATTTTAATTGGAACTACATTCCTACTCTACCCTCAAGCCTACGCAGGAACAGCCTATGCTGATGTAACTTGCGCTAAGCAGGATGGAACTCAACAGACCTACCAGATTGGTTGGGACTACTCTAACCAATTCTTTGCCAACAGAGGTTACATTCCTAGATTATTTTGTGAGGGCGGATATGCACCACCAGGATTCAATGTTTACTTTAGTGATAATCTTTCTGATAGTGCTACTGGTTACTACAATGGCGTAGTTCCTACCCCTGTTGTAAGTCCCAGTCCTGAAACTCAGACCGTTCAGTCGGAAACTGTGACTGCTTCTGAGACTTCAACTGCACAGGAGACAACGACTGCTCCTTCGGAGACTGTAACTGCTCCAACTTCTGATAGTGCAACAGTCGTAGATTCTCCAACCGTAAGTTCCGATACTCAGACTGCCACACAAGAGACATCTTCTGTGACTTCTGAAACTCAGACTCCAACTTCCGATACTTCAACACCTGTGCTACCAGTAGAAACATCAACGGTAGATACGAAAACAGCAGAATCAATTCCAACACCAGTTGTTACTCCTTTACCTGAGCCAACACCAATAGTACAACCTGAGCCAGTAGTGGCACCGCCACCTGCTCCTGCTCCAGTGCCAGAGCCTACCCCAGACCCTGCGCCTGAACCAGAACCTGAGCCAGTGCCTGAGCCTGAACCAGAAGAACCTCCTGTACCTGTTGAAGAACCACCTGTAGTTGAGGAACCACCAACACCTGTTGAAGAACCTCCTGTGGCTATTGAAGAGCCGCCTGTTGAGGAAGAAGAACCTCCTGCAGAAGAAGAAGCACCACCTATGGAGGAAGAACCTGCTCCCGAAATAGCACCTGAACCTCCTGTTGAAGAACTTGAACCACCTATGGTGGCTGAAGAGAATGCAACAGAAGAAGAGAAGGCTGTGGTTGCACAAGCAATTATTGAAGCGGCTCACGGTGAGCCAGTTACAGCAGAGGCAATCCAAGCAGCAGGTCTTACCTATGCTGACTTGCCACCTGAGACACCAGTTGAAGTTCGTCAAGATGAGAATGGAAACGAAGTTGTTATTACTGCAGAAGTTGCTGCTGCTCTTGTAGTTCTTGAGAGTCCAGCAGCATTACTTGAAGCAATCTTTACAGACCCAGCACAGGCACTACTTGCACTCAGTTCCATCGGTGCAGATATGAGTCCTCAAGAGAGAGCGCAGTCTGAAAAGACTGTGGTTGCTGCAGTCATCGTAGGTCAAATCGCTGGACAGGCTGCAGTAACCGCTGCTGCTGGCGCTGCAGCATACAGGAGAAAACCATAATGAAGAAATTCTTTTCAGACATAGCGAATCAACTATGGACTTTGCTAGGTATGTTCATTGCCTGGGTTGTCCTTGATGGTTCTGCAAAGACAGTTGTTGGTTACGCAATCGGCGGCACGTTAATTGTCTGGGCAATCACACTCAACATCAGAAATATGAAGGACGAATAATGGTTACATTTAAGAACGTAATGATGCGTATTGGCGCAGTCATTGCAGCAGAAGCACTAGGAGTTATCGGTGCAGGTTCCCTCGTTGGTATCGAAGTATGGCAAGCAGCAACTCTTGCTGGTGCTTTAGGTGCAGCACGTGTACTTGAGGCATTAGCACGCTTCTTCCTCAACGATGGAAGTCTAACCGCAGAAGAAATCAATGCAGCCTTTGCAAAGGTTGACAAGAAAGCGAGTGAGTAAATGGGACAAAGACTAGACTTCATCAAGGTAGCCGAAGGCGAACTAGGTGTAATTGAAGGTCCGAAGGACAATGAAACAAAGTACGGCGCATTTACAAAAGCAAACTTCCTACCTTGGTGCGGTTCTTTTGTTAACTGGTGTGCTAACCAAGTGGGCTTGAAGATTCCTAACTGTGTATCTACAGTGGCAGGAGCAACAGCCTTTATGAAGAAGAACCAATGGGAGAAGGCAGAGGAAGCAATCCCTCTACCAGGCGACGTAGTGTTCTTTGATTTCCCGAACGATGGCGTTGACCGTATCTCACATATTGGGATTGTGGTCAAGGACAACGCAGACGGAACAGTCACCTGTATCGAAGGCAACACTGCCCCAGATAAGAAGGGTGACCAGCGCAACGGAGGCCAAGTCTGCCTCAAGGTGCGTGCCTACAAGAAGAAGAATGGTTCCAAGTTCCGCAAGTCACAGGCTGTGACAGTTGTGGGATTCGGTAAGCCAGTCTTCAAGTCATAAGGAGAAAAATGAATACAACCAAACTCGTTGCTATGGCAACTACTTACGCACGTGCAGCGGTCCCAGCAGTGGTGGCCCTTTACGCAGCAGGAGTGACAGACCCAAAGACACTGGCATATGCTTTCGCATCAGCGTTCATTGCCCCACTCTGGAAGGCACTAGACCCTAAGGCCAAGGAATTTGGCCTAGGCAGCAAGAAGTAAACACCATCATATAGGCCCCTAGCAGGGCCATAGAGACACGAAGACCCTCACCTCTAGGTACTTTTACCTGGGAGTGGGGGTCTTTTTCTCATTCGGCGTGTCGTTTTACATTAAGTGTTTGGTCTGTGTATAATTAAATATATAATAATATATAAGTAATATATAGGCGCGGAGCGCCTTATATAATATATATAATTATTATTATATACTACAATAGATTTAGATAGTACTCTTGTTTTAAGTACCCTCCTGTCCTTGACAGGGGTACTATCTAACAACTTACTAGACGGAGGATGAAATGCACTTTCCATTTAAGAAACGAATTAAGACAGAGACACTTGACTCTTTAATTAACATCTTGCTATCTGAGATTGATGAGATAACAATTCTGATTGAAGAACTTCGCAAAGACTTAGAAGACCTGACTGACTTTGTAGAAGATAACCTTGATTAAATTAGATGAGTATGTTCTACCCGAACACGTCTCTTACTCCGCCTTCACGACGTACCTTACCTGCGGTTATCAGTACTACCTTGGCAGGTTGCTTCAAGTTCCTGAGGAACCGTCTATCTGGTCAGCAGGTGGTCGTGCATTCCACTACGCAACGGAGTTGTACGACTATGACAACGAATGAACTATGGGCTAAGGCTTGGAAGAAAGAAACCGAAGGCTTAGACCTCAACACTGCACGACGTGCAGGCAAGTCCACTATAGCCAATCCTAACAAAGAGGATGGCGTTTGGTGGGATACCAATGGTTCCATTTGGGTAGACAACTACATCAAGTGGCGCAAGAACAATCCTAATTGGAAAATCTGGACAACACCACAAGGTGCACGTGCTATCGAACTAGAGTTAAACCCAATCATTGCTGGTGTACCAGTGAAGATGTTCATAGATAGAATCTTTGAGGTAGATGGTAAGTTAGTTATCGTTGACTTGAAGACATCACGTTCACGCCCAACCTCTGACCTACAGTTAGGCTTCTACAAAGTAGGAGTCGAACAGATGATTGGAGTAGAAGTCAATCTAGGAAACTACTGGATGTCTCGTGAGTCGGGGACAGGAGAGATGATTGACCTGAGTAGATATACTTTGGACACGCTTGAGTATTTTGTTGAAGGCTTTGACAAGGCACGCAAGGCTGGTATATTTCTACCGAACCTACAATCGTGCAATTTCTGTGGACTCACAGCACATTGCCAATTCACAAAGGAAAAGAAATGACAACAGAAAACTGGAAGTTGCAAGTGTCAGTTAAGTCTCCTAATGGTGACTTGATTAACATTCGTGCTAACACTGCTGATGAACTCAGTGTGCTACTCGAAGGCATCGCAGATTATTCACATCAGATTGCTGCTACCTCTAAGGCGGTCAGTGCTGCATACACAGTGCTCCCTTTAGCGACTGGCGGTTCAACTCAAGACACCGCGCAGCAGCCATCCTTCGTTCCAACCCAGGCGCCAACTCAGTCCGTTGGGGCGGGCGGGATGTCTACACCGACCTGCGTACACGGAGCACGCATCTTCCGCCAGGGAGTAAGCAAGACGAATGGGAAGCCTTACGCATTCTGGGCTTGTCCAACACCACAGGGAACACCAGACCAATGCAAGCCCGTCAACTAATACAGGACGAGATGCTATAAGAATTGGCGGAGGGGTAACTGACGGGGAAGGTGGTTGCCCCTCTTCCAACTAAAGACAGGAGACGCAGTGAGAACTTTAGTAAGAAGCGTAGGACGACAGGACATAGGTGGAGAACCACTGCCTAGTTGTTTCAAAACATTTGATGCAAACAAAATTATATTTCGTAGGTCAGAAGTATCTATGCTTGCTGGTACACCTGGTGTAGGTAAGTCAACACTTGCTATTGCACTGGCACTGAAGATGAAGGTGCCCTGCTTGTACATCTCAGCAGATACAAACGCACACACTATGGCTATGCGCCTTGCATCTATGATTTCTGGTAAGAACCAAACAGATGTTGAAACACTGATGAATGCTGACCCTGGTTGGACTAAGGCTGTGCTACAAAAGAGCAATCATATTGTCTGGTCATTTGAATCCTCGCCTACCTTGCAAGATATAGATGAAGAAGTCCAAGCCTTTGAAGAACTCTGGGGTTGCCCACCTGTTGCTATCTTTGTAGATAACTTGATGGATATTGCCACCGATGGTGGTGAAGAGTTCGCATCTATGCGTGCCATTATGAAGGAGTTGAAGTACCTTGCTCGTGCAACTAACACTGCTATTATTATTTTACACCACACTTCTGAGGCTGTTATGGGTAACCCTTGCCAACCTCGTTCTGCCCTCCAGGGTAAGGTGGCACAACTTCCTGCACTTATCTGCACTCTGGGTGTTGTCGGTACTTCTATGGCTGTCGCTCCTGTAAAGAATAGATATGGGCGTGCCGATGCCAACGCTAACCTGACTTGTTGGCTATCATTTAACCCTGAGTATATGTACATCGAAGACATACCAGAGAATGGATAAGAAATGCTAAGAGAAGAAGAAGACGACACGACGCAAGAGATGCGTCAATTGGTAATGGTTAAGGTAGCAGAAGAACTTGCTGCAATGATTATAAAGATTGAAGAAGCCAAGCCACCTGTTACTGATGAGTGGACAGAAGGCGTTGGTGTTGGTATGAACTGGGCTATCCGCATTCTACGTAAGGATAAGAGCGCATACTAAGTGGCATCACAGTCACGCAAGCATCGTGGATACCGCAGCCAGAAAGTATTGGCTGAGTACTTAGCGGTCAATGGATTCCCATACGCTGAGTCTACTGGTGCAGGGCGTAGTGGCACAGATGTAACTGGCACAGTTGGTATTGACTGGGAAGTCAAGGCAAGAACAGGATTTAATCCTGCTGCTGCTATCGCACAATTAAAAGAAAGAGATAAAGGATTGTTAGGTCTTGTAGTACTAAGACTTAATGGTCAAGGTGAGAAGAGCGTAGACGATTGGGTCTGCTTACTTAGACTGGAGGATGCAGTGAAACTATTGAGAGATGCAGGGTATGGTGATAAAAATTGACAACGACTTGCCTGACATCGCAGATGTCCTCACGCACTATGGTGCAAACATACGACAAAGAAACGGGCAAGTCAACCTTAAGTGTCCGTTCCATTCAGATACGCACCAGTCTGGTTCAGCCAACCTCGACAAGAATATCTTTATATGCTTTGCCTGTGGCGTTCAGGGTAACTCGCTCCAAATTATTGCGTCAAGAGAAGGAGTAAACATCCGTGAAGCAAAGCGCATTGCAGAAGGAATTACTGGGCAAAGCAGCCAACAAGTACGCGGCAAGCATCTCTCTGGCTCAAGATTACCTAGCAAGCAGGGGAATACCTCTGGAGGTAGCACGTCTGGCATCATTCGGCGTAGTCGCGGAGCCTGAGGTTGGACACGAAGCAATGGTGGGTAGGTTATCTATCCCTTACATCACTAAGACTGGTGTTGTTGACTTAAGATTTCGTGCACTAAACCCTGCTGTTGAACCTAAGTATATGGGATTGACTGGAGCAGAGACCAAGATGTATAACGTACTAGATGTAGAACGTGCTGGTGATTACATTGGTGTATGTGAAGGAGAGATTGACACACTCACTCTCTCTTCTGTCATTGGCATACCTTGCGTTGGTGTACCTGGTGCTAACAGTTGGAAGAAACATTACACACGATTGCTTGCAGACTTTGAAAGAGTCTTTGTCTTTGCAGATGGTGACCAACCTGGCACAGAGTTTGCTCGCAGCCTAGCCAGAGAACTACCAGTTACTATTATTCAATTACCTGATGGATATGATGTCAACTCTATGTATGTACAAGAAGGTGCCAACTACTTCCATCAGAAGATGGATATGAAGAATGGACTTTAATGAACTCGGACCACCTGAGTCTTACTGTCACGAATGCAAGGAACAATTCGATAATTCATTTGACTTGATAGACCACACGTTAGAAGATGATGAAGAGTTCGACCCTTACTATGTGCTACCCAACGGATTCAAACTGTTGCTTGGTTCCTTGTTAAGGTTTATGTACCACCATCGTGATGACCCAGAAAAGATTGCTTTGATTACTCAGTCAACATACGTCACTCTATTTGCATCTGAGATGGGTTACGATATGGTGGATGAATTGGTTGAAGATATGGTAGTGAAGTCAGAGTTGCAGAACTTCGATGAAGAACTAAAGAAACTATTGACAAAGGATGACGATGGAGAAGGCGGAGCGTGAAGAGATATGGCAGATTATAACCCATCTGGTAGACCAAGGGCTGAACGTGAAGAGTTATACAACAGAAGGGCAGGTGTTGAACGTCCTGTTGGCAATACCTCTTTTGAGCAGGCAGTCTGGGACACAATGAAAGAACTCGGTGACTTGCTGATAAGTAAGCACCACGACTATGGCCCAAAGAATATCTCTGACTCACCAGGAGGCGCACTTAACGGGCTACGTGTACGTATGCACGACAAGACAGCACGCATCAACAACTTGATTGACAATGGCACACAGGCACAGCACGAACCACTAGAGGATTCATTCAAAGACTTGGCGAACTATGGTATAATTGCACTGTTAGTTCTACGAGGAAAGTGGGATAGGTAATGGCATCTAAGTCATCATTTGACTTAGACTTTGGCTATGGTCGCAAAGGCGAACAACTTGTAGATGAGTTGCTTACTGGTAACCTTACTGTTGAAGTCAAGCGTGACCGCAAGTGGTTCAAGACCAACAACTTATACATAGAGACTGAATGCTTCTTCCAAAAGGTAGGAGACTGGGCACCCTCTGGACTAGGTGTAACTGAGGCAGGGTACTGGGCATTTGTGCTACAGGAATCAACCCTCATCGTACCCACTGATGTGCTGCGCTATGCGGTAAAAGAATTTGGCAGAGAGATTAGTTGCTTCATCCCACCTAATCAAAGTAAAGGCTTCCTCATTACAGTAGATGACCTAATGACTGCGACGAGAAAATATAAAGATGACGATAGAGTGGAATAGAATTGAACGTTGGCAATACATAGTTGACTCGGTTGCTGCTGAGTATCACAAGAAGTTTGAGATAGATGCAGATGACATACGACAAGTCCTTTACCAATGGTTCGTTGAACATCCTGTCAAGTTGGATACGTGGGAAGCAATCGGTGAACGTGATGCAAAGAACCTTATCTATCGTAGCCTACGCAATCAAGCACTAGATTACTGCCAACACTGGAAGGCTAAGTCTGGTGGGTATGAGACATCCGATTTGTTTTACTACGAGGCAGATATGGTTGAGGCTCTGTTGCCCTCTGTGTTACGAGGTGAGTTCGGTGTGACTACTAAGTTAAATCTTGGCAGACCAGGACGTCCATCTGCACCTAATGAAGGTGGCAACCTGATGGCTATGATGATTGAGATTGACTATGCCTTTTGGAAATTACCTAAGGATGATAGGAAGATATTATTCCTGCGTCACGCTGAGTCGCTAGACTTTGCTAAGATAGGTGAAGAATTAGATATGGGTACTGAAGATGCTGTGCGTATGCGACACAAGCGTGCCATCAAGAAACTTATCCACAAAGTAGGTGGCTTCAAGCCATACAGAGATGATGACTTAGAACCACAGGAAGAAGACAAATAAAAAACCCCCGCCGAAACGGGGGCTTCTTATTGTTGTGACTATTGTTCTTCTGAATTAACTATATTTAGTTCTCGTTGAAGGTCAAGAAGCACTGACCCAAAGGTTGAGT